AATTTCATTTTCCATCTCCCATAGCCACCCAAAGAAACGAGGATCTGTCATAAACCAAAGAATGTCTGGTTTTTCTTGTCTAATAATAGAACGAAGTAATTCAGGATTGCCATATCCGTCGACGGGGAACATAATCCAGTCGTCGCCCCATTCTTCTGTTTTGATTGGTTGATAACTAGGATGTTTGATTGCGCCACCCAAAGATCTGACTTGAAAATTGCCTGTCTTAAGAAGCGCTTCACACATATACTTAGTTTGAGTTCCTACTCCGCTTGGTGATAATGGCATATCACTAATGGTTAGAACTTTAATTTTTTTGTCCATTTATTCCTCACACACAGTGGTTTGTTTTATAGTATTCACACAAGCCAAACTTACCATGGCAAGAAAGCTTGTTTTTTATGTAATTCTTATTGTTGATATTATAAAGGGATTTATTCAATAATTTAAGGGCATTCCCAATTTTTTTATCTCCATTAGATACTTTAAAGATCTCAACGTTTTCTTTTTTAGCAGTTCTTTTGAGAAGAGCAAAATGAGTTAGTACTTCCCCATATTCTTTATTATGTTTATTACACCAAAAATGCTTATATAATGTAAGCTGATATGTTGTCATTTTATCTGTTTTGCGACGTGTATCCCAACCCCAACCGCAAGTCTTCCAATCAATAATATGATATTTTTTATCTTCTGGAGTATAAATGACTAAATCGATAAATCCTTTGAACTGTTGCCCTTGTTCTGGAATATTTTCATATAGTTCTTCTTCTACTTCTACTAATTCGAATTTTCCAAACGTTTTCTTTAGTGCTGGTATAATAAACTGAATGAGGTGATCGCCTTGGGTTCTCATCGCTTCAATCAAATCAGCCTTTAGTTCTATATCAGGTGTGTCTTGCTTAAGCTTCGTAAGATTGTTTAGAAACTGTTCTTGGAAATCTAGATGAGGATTATAGTCACGCCAAACGCTCATTGGTTCGTTAGATGCATCGATAGTGACTAGATTTTCACATATAGTATGCAAAGCAGTACCAAAAGCAGTATGCTCATTGCCTTTGAACTGCCTAATTTTATCAATGTAGTTTAGTTTATGCTTCCATGGACAATTTGTCCATTCTTTAAGTTCTGAAAACGATATATGAGCCATTATTCCTCTGTTGCAACACTCTTTGCTGTTCGTTTTGACTTAGAAGTTATATTTTTGGTTTTCTTCGTAGTCTTCGTAGTGGCTTTCGCTCCTAGATCCTTTGAAATTACAACTTCAGCAATAGTTTCTGTTTTTACAGGAGTCTCCACTACATGTCCAACCTTTGAAAATACAAAGGTGCCGATATGACTACCTTTGTGCTTAGCTAGTTTTTTTGGTCCACTAATTAGCGTATAACCTTCTATATCATACTTTTCTTTTATGATATCACAAAGTTCGTCTGTGTGATAGACTTTATATTCTCCACGGCGGCGGCGGTTGCCAAGATCCACAGTGATATTCTTAATGCCGTCTTCTTCTTGCATGGTAATGTTCATTTTTATTGTTCCTTGTCTTCTAAGACATGATATATTTTGTTACATAGCACCGGACTCAAATCCTTAAGTCTTTCTCTATCTCCTAATAAATAGTTTTCAAAACCGTTTGCCCAATATTCTCTAAGAGAGGTAATGGCATATGGAGAATAGAAAAGCCCCGATGATATAGCTCTCAATTTGTCATAGCCGACGTCGTGATATAAATAATCATCAAACTTAGCATTATATTCTGCATTGTTATAGTTTAATATATTTATATTTTTATTGTCAACAAGATAATAAAGAGATCTTCGTTTAGCTAAAAATTCTCTTTCTAATCCTTCATCTCCATAGATCAGATCTTGATACTCTTTTTCGAAAGAATGCGCGATTTCATGTACAATATCATCTAATAGGTCTTTTGCGTCATCTTGTATTGGCGATATGTATATTGCGCCGTCTTTATACATCGCATTAAAACTTCTGCCCGTTCTATTAAAGCTTTTTAAGTTTGCCACATAAATAACATCGAGATTATTCAGTAGTCGTGATGGTACTAATGATTCTACTTTAGCTATTACGCTAGCGAAATCAATATTATTAGTAAAAGGCTGCAATGCCTGTACCGGAACTGAATGTAGATATAAATCTTTCTTTATGTCGGGCTGTTTACTTAAAGCTTTTTTAATATATTCTAGCATTTACTTAGATAATTGCTTATCAGTCTTTGTATTATTTTCCATAGCGTCGATATCCGTCATAGCTTGTTGATATCCTCGAATAAAATTTTCTTCTGCCACAACCAGTAAAAGTTCTGGAAATTCTTCTGCTAATGTGCCTAATGCCATTTCTACAGTCACTTCATCGTTCTCTGGTTGAAGCTTCTCACCAACATAGCTAACAAGAAGCTTCTTCAACCCACTATCATCAGTTACAACTTTGAATAGATCGGGGTTTTCGTTTTCAATACTCATAATTTATTCTCCTATAAGTACATAATAACACAATTTTTTTTTATATTAAAGTATTTTCGATGCTAGAGTTGCGACTTTAGATCTCTCACCTTTTATCAAGGTAATGTGTCCTGATATGTCGTGATCTTTGAATTTTTCTACTGCATGAGCCAAACCATTGGAGGTTTCATCCAAATAAACATTATCAATCTGCTCAATATCTCCAGTTAAAATAATTTTTGTATTCTCGCCAACTCTTGTGATGATGGTTTTTAGTTCGTGGGCTGTTAGATTTTGTGCCTCGTCGACAATGATGTAGGCATTAGATATAGAACGTCCACGGATGTATGTGAGAGCTTCTACTTCTATAACCCCATTTTGCATAAACATCTCCAATGCTACTTTGTCATTTCCCATGAGAAACTGCAGGTTGTCTTGGATTGGAGCAACCCAAGGAGCCATTTTTTCTTCCATTGTCCCCGGCAAGAAGCCAATATCTCTACCCATCGGCTGGATTGGGCGCGAAATCACTAGTCTTTTGTATTCTTCTGTTTCTGTTACCTGATGTAGTCCTGCTGCTATAGCCAATAACGTTTTGCCACAGCCTGCTTTGCCAACAAGAGTAACCACATCAATATCTTTGTCTTGCAGCAGTTCTAGAGCGAAAACTTGCTCTTTATTCCTTGGTTTTACACCCCATAACCCTTGTTTGTGTTGCCCATTTATTCGCTTGAGGGGTTTCATATAAGAAAAGAACCTAGCTAATGCTGTTTTCTTCTCATTTTGATTAGATACTAATAAAATAAACTGGTTAGGGCATAGTTTTAGATCGCTCTCTTCGATATATATTTCTTCGCCAGCATAAAATCTATCTATCACTGGTTCATCTACTAAATGGTTTATGAACCCTGTATACATATGGCTTGTGTCAGTAACTATTTGATTTGATTGGAAATCTTCTGAAAGTAGACCCAATGCATCGCATTTCACTCGCATATTTATATCACGAGTTACTACAATGACTTTTCGTTTAAGATGCTCATCTTTCTGATTGAGAGCAACGCCAATAATCTCATTATCTGGTATCGATAGATCTAGATCTTCAGGTATGTTATCTTTTTTGCAAAGCTTTACGCTTATAATACCTTTACCGGCGCCTAATCGTATACCCTTATAAAGACTACCTTTTTCGCGGAGTGCGTCAAGCTTGCGGATAGTTTCTCTGGCGTTAACGCCGACGCTATCTTGCCTTTTCTTATGATTATCTATTTCTTCCAGCACTTTCAAAGGTAAGATAATGTCATTGTTGCTGAAAGCTGTGATGCAACTAGCGTCGGTTAAGCAAACACTAGTATCTAAAACATATATTTTTTTAGCCATAAATTACCAATCATTCTACGCAGTAACCTGCATAATATAAATAGTTTCTCATTTTTTATTTCGGTTTTGGAGAACAATTGTTTTTATTCCCTTATTTACTATAGAGACTTTATGTGGAACGCCACCCAAAGGAGGGAAACAAAAATGGCTAAAATAATCAACCTAGTGATGATTATTCTAATGTTGACATCTTGCAGTACTAGTAGTACAAATTTGTCCGTAAGCGAGGTACTTCCAAGAGAAGGATATGTATATATTAAAAAGATTGTTATTTTGAGAAAATGTGAAGGCGCCAGTTGTGTTAACGGACGTATAGCCTCCTCTGGTTCTGGTTTCATAGTCAAAACAACTTTCAAAGGTTCTTTTATTGTGACAGCTTCTCACGTTTGCGTTTCTAACAGAACAAATCTTTTACCGGGAGTCACAGCAACAGATATGTTACAAGTAGAAACATTAGAAGGCAAGTTTTACGATGCTACTGTGCTTAGCCATGATCCTGATATTGATGCATGTTTGATGTTTGCTAATAATTTAGTAAATGGCGGTGAAGAAGTAAATTTATCCGACACTGCTCCTGTTCCCGGCGATAAAGTCTATAATATTGCTTCTCCATATGGCATCCACTATCCCAATGTAGTGCCTATTTTTGAGGGAAGATATATCGGTGAAAGAGGACATAAAGGCTTTTATACTTTTGGGGCTGGTCCCGGTTCTAGCGGCTCTATGATATTGAATGAGAATGGAGAACTGATTGGATTGCTGCATTCTGTGTATCGCCAGATGCACGAAATTGTTGTTTCTGTTGATTATGATTCATTAATGCAGTTTATTCGTCGAGGGCTGATAGAACACTCGACTAGTCATCATCGCGAAATGAACGAATGGAATAGGTTTAGTTCAAGTAAAGTTATGTTCTAGAAGATCTTTTAGATCTTGCGCCTACAACCGTTTTTGGGGAAATAAAGGATATTTTTTTATTTTTATTGTTGACGTCTTGCAATATTAGATATTGATCGGTATTCCAGGCTAGATATTGAATGTCTTCTAGAAGCCAAAGCTTATTATTATAATAGACCTTGCCTCCTATATAAACCTTCTTACCTCCAGCATCTAATGTAAATCTACCCGTCATTTACTTCTTCTTTTTCTTGTTATTCTTTTCGACCGGGCGTTTCCAAACTTTTAGTTTATAAGCGCCGTTTCTTTTCTTTTCTCTTATAAGTTTGATTTTATAAAGATCATACTCGTCACCTAACTCGCTAATCTTTTTAGTAACTTCTCTGTATTCATCATATATTCCATAAGTTGTCCAAGTTTTAGTATTATCAGTCATCATTAACTCCAATTTGTTTCACAAACAGTTTCTGTAATCAATTTTGTAACCATATAAGGGTCGCAATTTGCATTTGGGCGCCTATCTTCAATATAGCCTTTACCATTTTTCGCAACTTGCCAAGGAATTCTTACAGAAGCGCCTCTGTCTGAGATACCCCACTTATATTCCCTATAAGAACAAGTTTCGTGATCACCAGTTAGTCTCTTTTCAATATCTGCGCCATAATTCTTGATATGGTGGTGCGCTCGTTCTCCTAAAGCCACCGCTGCTCTTTCACAAGCAGCTAAAGAGTTTCTCATTTCTTTTGTTGAAAAATTAGTATGACATCCAGCGCCATTCCAATCTCCTTCTGCTGGTTTTGGCTCAAAAGAAACAGCCAGTTCGTGTCTTTCTGCAATTCTGTGAAGTAACCAACGAGCAATCCATAATTGGTCAGAAGCTTCTATAGCGTTAACAGGACCAATCTGGAATTCCCATTGTCCCGGCATTACTTCGGCATTAATGCCTGATATAGTCAATTTTGCTTCCAAACAGGCATCTAAATGTTCTTCTACTATTTCTCTACCAATCGCTCTTCCTGACCCAACACTACAATAATATGGACCTTGTGCTGCTGGTTCATATCCATCTTTCAGACAATAATCTAGCCCATAAGATGTATTGTTCCAGCGATTAACAAAGGTATATTCTTGCTCCATTCCAAACCATACGTCTTCAGATTTATTTTTTTCATATACTTTGCATAAATCTGCTCTTGTGTTCGATTCGTGAGGTGTCATATCTGTGTTTAGTACCTCACATAACGCTAATTCACCAGACCAACCTCGAACTGGATCAGGACAAATATATACTGGGTTTAGAACACAATCAGAATTCGAACCTTCTGCTTGGTTGGTGCTAGAACCATCAAATCCCCAAATTGGTATTTCTTCGCCTTTGTTTATTATCTTAGTTTTCGATCTCAATTGTGGTGTCGGTTTTGTGCCGTCAACCCAAATATATTCTATCTTGCGATACATAATATACTCCTTTTCTGTATACGGTGGAGATGGCGGGAGTCGAACCCGCGTCCAAAAACTATCAAAAACAACGTCATTCACAAGATTAGTCAGTTATTTGAACTCTGACAAACACAAACCCTGCATGCGCGTACCACTTGTTTTGTAAAACTCGAAAAACAAGAAAACTTGCCTAGCTTCTTTAATGAAGTGCTAGAAACTCCAGATTACGCAGCTAGTGCGTAATCAAACTCAACATTATCGTTGGCGTTTATAAAGGTTTGAGCATTTTTACTGTGTTACTCACACAGTCTTGCACGTTTATTTTATTCTTCCTCTGTCGAAACCGTTTCATCCCCATTCTCAAAGAAGGATTCCGTCTTATATTTCTTAATATAACGATTGAAATCCATATAATCTACTCCAAGGAACCTAGCTGCTTCAGATTTGGTCCTTGCTATACTTAGTCCTGTCTTTAGAAGAGCATCTGTGACTGTATGTCTAGTTATTCTCCATAAAGGCATTCCAAAGAACTTACCACTAGTATATCTTGTTGCTAATTCTAATTTAATGGCTATTAAGTCTTCTAAAGCTATATTATTAATATTATCTAAAGTACTATTGGTTATTTTACCTTCAGTCTTAAGTTTATTAACAATACTATACTTGTCGTATTTAGTAGTTTTTCTTCTTCTTTTAGGTTTCCAAGTCATAAGTCTAATTTAAACTATTCTAGAATATATGATACAATTTTACTATAATTTATATTGTTAATTAAAGAGATTTATATTTCTAGCTCAGGTTCTTCTGTCTCTACTGCTTCTTCACCGTTTGGTTCATAATCAGGTGACTCAGGTTCTGGTAAAGAAGGTTGTAGTTCCTCTTCAAATCTATCAAAATACAGTTTAAGGTTAGTTAATAGGTAATCTTCAAAAACATCTCTGTCTTCTTTATCACCAAGGCTTTCATATGCATCTAAAATTTGATTTTCAACTTTATTGAAGGTAATAGAAGCAAAATTTCTACCAGTTACGTTCATACCAGAAATTTGTTCGAATGATTCAGGATCAGCTTCCTCTTCTTCAGGATCAGGCTCTTCATCTTGGTCTCTGACTGGAATAAATTTATCTTCTTCAACATCGATATCCAATTCTACTTCTTCTTCTAGCTCTTCTTCGCCCCCAGGCTTGTTTAAAATAACTTCTGCCGGTTTGAGTGAGTTTTGTACAGCATTTAAGATATGCTCTCTAAACGAACTACGTTGTTCTTCTGAGGTTGTGAGTGCTTTATAATCTTCCTCTACGATAGCAATAATATTTTTTAGTAATCCTTCTAAAACATTAATTCCAGTTGATCTTTGGGGTTGTTCGCCGGGTACAGCTGCAGACGTTGCTTCTTTTATCAAAGTTCGAATGATTTTTCTAAATCGATTTTCTTCTAAAAGAGTTTTATTTCCTTTTTCTTGTAAATAACCCTCTAAGAGACGACGTAAAACTTTACGTAATCGTTGCTCTTCTTTCATTTCAGTTAATAGTTCATCGCGATTGATCATATGTTACACCCCAAGTTTCTGTAATAAATAGTTTATTGCTTCGTTTACTTCTTTCTTGTCCATTTTTCTTTTTTTACGACGGGGCTTGGTTATAGGAGCACTAAAGCCAGCCACAGCGCCTGCCCCAGTCATTTCTTCTAGTTCTTCCTCTTCTTCCTTGAGATCTTTAGATTTGCACATCTCATCAGCTTCAGTTATTACTTCTTCTACTAGCCCACGAAAGATACCCAGAAAATGCTGGGTGTCCTCCTGCAGTTTCTCTTTTATCATATCAACTATGACGTCAGCTTTGTCTTTCGAGCCAGCAGGGATAAATTTATCGATGTCTTCGTCGTTTTTTATAGCATTACGAAAGTCTGTTGCGCTAATCACCTCACCTACGGGATCAAATGCGTAATCAAGCGGATTTAGCACCTCGGCGTCGTCGACATACTTCTGTAAATTACCAGCAAACCTCTCAGCGGCATCTCCACCTTTAGAAGAGGCACCTAAAATTATTTTTGTTCCTTGCATTTCTGGATTATTACCATATTCCATTGCTGCTTGTACCGGTGATGGATATTCCGACACTTCAATGTCTACATTATTCAATCCAGCATCTCTAACATACATCTGCAAGAGCCTTTCAGCTATATCAGCAGTAATGCCATCTTTTTCTTTAGGACTAATCAATACAACTACCCTATCAGCATGGTCTAGATAGTGTCTAATCATGTCTAGATGTCCACGAT